ATAGAGATAGTTCTCCATACCTGATATTTCCATCAATAGGATACTGTACTAATCCTCTAGTGGGGATAGGAATCTCACCGACATCAATAGTTGGGATATTGGCTTGCTGACACAAGAACGCCACCTTGCGAGCTTTGTCCAAGATGAGTTTGAAACCAATAGGAGACAGGAAGTTCTTATTTTTAAGTTCCTTCTCGTACCACGTTGCAGCCATATCTACCTAACTTTTTAACTATTTAGTGTAGAGAGTGTTTCCTACACAGAGCGCACTCATCTCAGTTTCGTTTAGTAACTGCAGTGCTTCGCTCGGGTGACCTGCAATAGGTTTACCTCCGTTATTTAGAGAGGTGTTCAACAGCATAGGAATGCCTGTTAACTTTTCAAACTCTGTAATTAATTCATAGTAATCTTCCTGATCAGGAGTTACAGTCTGTGGTCTGCAAGTACCGTCAGCGTGAGTAATAGGAGTGAATGATTCTTTATCTTTTACATCCATGCAATACAACATGTAGGGAGAATCATACTCCCAATCAAAATATGTGCTACACTTATCAGCGAGAACAGATGCGCCAAAAGGTCTGAAAGGTTCTCTGTGTTTAACTTTTGCGTTGATAATATCCTTACCATTTTTGATAGTAGGATTCATTAAGATACTTCTATTACCTAATGCTCTAGGTCCTACTTCTCCTCTACCCTGATACCAACCTACAATCTGACCTTGTGCAAGAGCTTCAGCAGTCTTCTTGATAACTTCTTTAGTAGGACGATGCTTAGGACAGTAATCACTCTGCCAGAACGGGAAACCTTCATTACTAAATTCAGGTTGTCTGTACTCTCGTCGCAATGCTTCAACGACCCCCAGAGATAAACCTTCGTCATTGCTGTGTGGCGGAATATGCAGATTGGGTCTCTGTCGTTTAATTCTGCTATTGATGATAGTATTGAGGGCGATTCCTCCTGAGTAGCTAATAACGTCAGTTTCGTTCGTGTTAGTAACAAAATATTTTTCGTAAATGTCTTCGGTTACACTGTGTGCATATTGAATATGGTCAACTACAGATTCAGATTTCTCTGCTTTAACTAAGCTACCTAACTTCCATAGATTCCACATCTCACGGATGTCAGCGATAGTAAGATTTTCTGCTTTATTTTTTGCTTTCAGATTTGAAAGTTCTTCAGGAGAATAATTACCAAATGCTTTCAATGCCATAACCTTACCCGCCATGTCATTTGACATACCTGGCAATTTCAAGATAGCACCAACATCACCCATGGTAGATCCGAAACTTGGATGCGTGTCATAGGTAACAGCAACTTCTCTCTTATCACCTTTCATGATAGTGTGTGATAATTTATTATCACCGTATCCATCAAAGATAAAGTCAATATCAGGTTTGACTCCTAGCGGCCATACGCTAAGAGCATGTGCATAGTGATGATCTACTCTATAAATTTTTCCACGGAATCCTAATAATCTAAACAGAGGGATCTCAATCTCTTCAAATACTTTATTTTCGTCGTATGTAATAGACTTATACCTGTAGCAATCTACCACGATGCCAATCGCATCAATCCGTGATAGTGGTATATTCCATTTATCAAATGCTTTGATCCATGTAGTCAGATCTTCATAACCATAGTGCTTGATCTGCCAATCTCTTTCCGCTTTATAGTAATGTACTTTATCATCAAGAGTTAGTGTGATATTACTATCATGATCACAAAGTCTCAATCCAAGAAAATTCATAACGTATGCATAAAAAAAGAGACCCATACGGGTCTCTTATATTTATAAGTCTATCTTAGACTTGAATTACATGAGGTTAGCAACCTGAACTCTTCTGTAGTAACGGTTTGCGTTAGCAGTTAGTGCGCCAGAACCTTGAGTAAGACCATTAGCAAATGGGTTAGAAACCATTCCGTAACGAGTCTTAAATCCGATTTTTGGCTGGAAGGTGTTAGGGTTGATTGCTCTGACCTGCTGAAGAGGTACATATGGGCAATAGAACAGACCTGCATCATAGGCACTGCTACCTTTGTAACCAGCAACATAGAAGTGCTTGTCACTAATGTTAGCAGAGTAAGGGTCAACGTAAACCTTGATTCTACCGTTCAAAGTACCAACTAAGGTGCTTGAAGTGTCATCAGGGATAAGACCGTTGTTACCAGCAAGAGCAGGAGCGTAGTCAAGTACACCAGCCATTGCAAGAGCAGAAGCAACGTCTGCAGAGCAGATCAAGATGTTGCCCTTCCCGCGTCTTGTCTCATGACCGATCGCGTTAGCGTCTCTCTCAATTTGGAAAAGAAGTCCCTTGAATTTCTCAACAGACCATCTACCATTTGAGTCAACGTCAAGGTCAAAGATACCACCAGTAGCAGTATTGTTTTGAGCGCCAGGACGTGCGTTGGTGTATACAGTTCTAACAACTTCTCTGTTGATTTCAGCAAGGATCTCAGTAGAGAGGATGTTTGAAAGTTCCTGCTCAGCATCTAAGCCGTGGATGGCTTTGAGGTCTTGAGCAAGTTCTAAACTGTACTCAGCTTTGAGAGCTCTGGATCTAGCAGTCACAGTAACCTTCTCAATGCTGAATCCCATTTCGCGGAAGTCAGTACCAGACTCACCAAGACTTTCAGAAGCCGCAGTGGTCATTCCTTTTGCATCACCAGTTAACTCGTAAGTACCAGGTGAAGAGTCGTTAAGAAGTGCAGGGTTAGTACCTTCTGCATCGTTGTTAGCAGAACTAGATGCACCAGGATCATAGGTGGAAGAAGTATCGCCACCAGAGAAACCAGCGTTAGGCTCGTTGAAGAATGCTTCATCGTAACCAGCGGCGTTAGGATCAGTTCCTGTACCGTAGTTAGTTCTCATTGCGAAGATCAGTCCAGTAGGACCAGTCATCGGTTGTACGCCAGCAATATCGTATGCGATAAGTTGTGGCATTGAACGTCTGATTAATGAAATCAGAACTGGGTCAAAACCAGCAACAGGACCTGTTGCGGTTGCGCTACCAGAAAATCCACCAGTGCCAGCGGCCATGGTAGGTGCCTCAGTAAGCATCTGCTTTTCTTCGGCGGCAGCAAATTCTTGGTTCTCTAAGAGTTGAGCAACAACTGCACGTTTGTGAGAATCTTCAATCTTTGGAAGTGCCTCGTGATCAAGTACAGGTGCCCACTTCTCTTGGAGTTGCTTAAGATCAGCCATTTTATCTCCTAAAAGTTTTTAATAAGTGGTTAGTATTTACAAATAATTACGAATGAGACCAGCGACTCAGAGCATCAACATATGCGCCCATAGGTCCAGTATACTGTGCCTCTTCTACTAAGGGTTCAGCGTCCTCTGTAGGATCTACACTAGGAGCAGACTCTACCTTTTTAGTAAAGTATGATTCCTTAATAGTATTGATTTTCTGTTGAAAACCTTCTTCACTCTCAAACTCAACACCTTCGGCAAGAGAAGCAAGCTTCTCCTTCTGTGTTTCGGTAAGACCGACGCCACACTCGTTCACGATTTCCATTTTTACGAAGTCTCCAATGCGCTTATTCAAAGCAACATTAGATTCAATTTGCTCGTTGAGTTTTCCTTCCATATCATCTAACTGCTCAACCATACCGTCAAGTAGGTTGAACTTCTCCTCGGGAACACCAACATGGTGGTCTACGAAAAGGCTTTTTAGACCGTTCATAAACGATTCTGCAATTTCATTCTTAACGCCATGCTCAACAGCGAGGGTATTCTCCTCCATCCACTGCTTAGCGGCATAAGACAGATAGTCGTCTACTTTTTCGGCCAATTCTGTTTTGATCTGCTCAACCTGTTCGGTGAGTGCAGATTCAAATGCTTCTTGGACTGCAGTAACTTCAGCGTTAACCTTAGAGGTAACTGCTGCTTCAAAGATTGTTACTGCTCGCTCTCGGAATTCTTCTGAGAGTTCTTCACCAGCGACAAGAGCGTTAACATCTTCACTAAAGTCGTACTGGGTTTCAGCGATTGTTTCTTCTTCGCCATCTTCTACTTCCTCCATTTTAGCGGATGCGTCAGAGGGCTTAGTCTTGATAGACTTATCGCCTTCTACACCTACTGGTGCAGCTGCGGATGACCCAAGGTTTTTAGTACCCTTAGCTCCCTCCTCAGTTTTGTTATCTGTTCCACCGATGTTGGTGAAATTTCCGCCAGAGGTGTCAATTTTCTCTCCAGCAGTAGCGCCCTTTTTGATAGCAGCGACACCAGTTGCAGCTTCTTCTGCCACGTCTGACATGCTTGCCTCAAATTCTGCGTCGCGGTTATCGGACATTTTTGAATCTCCTGTAGTCAGCATTTGATTTATCTATGATTATTTATACTTTACAAACTTTGTAAAAAGGTTTTGAACGCGGAAATTTTGCGTTCTTGGATGTTAATGAGTGTTGATTGGTCAATTTCTTGCTTAATTTCCGCAATTTTTGCTTCTTTAAGCAGTCCATTATCCCAGACCCACTCTTTACCTTCCATGATTCCATCAACAAATGCATCAGGAGCAGAAGGATCTGCAACGATATCGGCTGCAGTAGCAAGCATAAAGTCATCCTCTACGATTGCCATGTCTTCTTCTTTACGGATGGATCCCATACCGCGAGAAGAAACGCCAAGTTTCACACCCTCGTCAAGAAGCGATTTTGCAATGTTACCCATTGGGGTATCAAGCAACTTCGCTTTGCCAACAAAGTTGTTGCCTTCTTGTTTAAGGTTTACGATCTTGTGACTTACCCTGTCAAGATTGATGGAAGGACCATCAGGATGACCGAGTTCGCCAAGAGCGCGACCTTTACTAATGAAGTTCTCATCATATTTAGCAACTTCGCGGGTCAAAGTTTCCACGGGATAAAATCTCCCGTTACGATTTTTGATTCCTCCCTGCAGGAAAACACCCTCAATGAAGTGGGATTTTTTCCCATCCTCGGTCTCTTCTGCAAGGAAGTTAACGTTTAGAATTTCTTCACTGATTAGTTTCATCTGTTGTTTCCTCAGGTTCTGGAGTTACTTCGTCAACTGGTTCTGAATCTTCCTGTTCTGCCTGAGCAACCGCAACTGCAGTATCTGCAGTATCTGGAATGTCAGTGTTATCAGGTAACTGATCAGTCAATTCATCGGCGGTTGCCTGTGCAGTTTTCTCAGGGTCAAAACCCCAAGTCTGCGCGAATTCTACTTTCTTTGCTTGGATGTCTTCATAGGATTTAGCATTCAATGCCTGTTGAATAGCATCAATTGCACCTGATTTGTCATCAGCAAACACTTTATTTACAATATCATTAGCGATATCAGAAGCCATAATTTTATAATGAGATAATACTATTTAGATTTCTCCGCGCTTAGCATCCTCGGAACTCAATTCATCATCTGAAAAGAGAGGTTGCTGACCAGCGGGAGCGCCTTCACCAGGCGGCAACTCACCACCGCCTTCGGCGGCTAAAGCTGCTTCTTCGGCAGGATCTACGATCTTGCCTTCCGCCATTTCAGATTCAATCTGTTTGTCAATCTCAGCAATTTCCGTATCGGTATGCTTGAGAACTTGACGACGGATGTAGTCAATACTAAAGTATTTACCCACGAATGGATCCATAGTACCGACAAGGTTCATACGCTCGTTACGGATTTCTGTCTCTTTCAGTTCATTGAAATAACTATCCGCAATGTAGTTAATCTGGATATGATCCTTATACTCATCCCATTCATCAATAGAGATGACTTCTTTTAAGATTAACTGCGTCTTGATAAGATCCATGAATAGTTCACTGAATCTCTTACGAAGACGTGCGATGAATTTCTGGAATTTAACTTCGTCACGAGTAATCTCTGCTGCGCGACCGATGTTAAATGTAGTCTCTGTCTCTAGTCTGGAGGAGGGGACGTTGAGTGCTTTGTAGAGTTTCTTTTGGAAGTATTTGACATCCTCCAACTCACCCAAATTTTGACCACCAGGGAGAGTAGTAATTTCCGTTCCTCTACCACCTTCACGGCGAGGTAACCAAAAATCCTCAAGCATTGACATAAATTTCTTATCGTCTCTAATCTCGCCTGTGCTTGCATCGTAAACCAGTTTGTTACGATAGCGACCCATAACCTCACGGAGATATTGCTCGGCTTTCTGCTTAGGCAGATTACCCACATCAATGTAGAAAATTCTTCGCTCTGGAGCACGAGATAAACGATAGATTACTAGAGAGTCTTCAATCATGCGGAGTTGATTTACCGCTTTGATTGCCTTATGTAGATGAGACAATACCATGTTCTTGTTAAGATCCATGATACCGCTATGCACATATGTGATAGAATCAGGAGCAATCTTTAGTCCCTGATTACCACCTGAGGTATTCTTAAGTCCTCTTGGATTGTAAAGAAAATACTCTGCTTGACGCATTGTAAGAGCCTCATTGAGGTCTTTTGCTTGTCTAACAGGATTCTTTTCTGTCTCTTTGATTTTACGAATCTTTCTAGGGTCAATATATCTGAGCTCTGTCAGACCACCTCTAGGATTCTTAGGATCAATTACCTTATGAAAAAACAATCTCCCATCCACATACCAGCGACGGAAGATTTCGTAAGATCTGTTTTCAAAATCAAGTAACTTGAGGATGTGATCAAACTCCTCACGCATAAGTTTTTTGATTTTTTCTGAAACTTTTAGATTAGAGAGTTCCAACTCTACAGGTACATCATCAAAATTACCACAAATAGTCTCGTTAACTACGTCATCTACAGCAGAGTCACACTCTGGTTGTAGAATCATGTCTCTATAACGACCGATGAGTTCGTATTCGTTGCGAACTACGCCATCAATGTCTACCGTATAACCATAATGAGCACCACCTGTAACGGGATAAGCCCCGTCCAAGTTGTCTTTAGTCACAAAAGAAGGTCCCTTAGGACCTTTTTTCGCTCTATCAATTGAAAAACCGAATAGTTGCGACACGATGTGTATCCTATATTATGATATTATTTAGGGGGTTTCTAGAACCCCCTTTTTCATATTAACCTACAACACCCTCAGGGATTGCCTGCCAGTATTGTACTTGAAGTTCTACAGTGAACTCTTCAACAGCATCATTACTACCGAAATCAAGATCAATAGCAGAAACGTTGCTTGGGAATACGTCAGTGAACTTATAGGATCTAAGGATATTTGCCTTTTCTCCTTTACTCGCGTCACGAGAAAGTTGATGTACGAACATGTCACAGAAGTAACCTGTTGCGTCAGTCTCATCACCAAGACCAGTGGTCTGAGTAATGTTCTCGTTTGCTGCTTGGATTTTCTCAACCCAAGTTTCAAAGGCATTTCTGAGCGCGAACTTACTATCGTTCATGATAGTTACAGTCCATGGTTCAAAGGTTCTGTCTCCAGCAATCTTTAGAACACGTCCTCTGAAGGGAACCTCAATGATTCCCATCTGAGCAGATGGTAAGTTTGCTGCGCGAACAGTGAACTTACCAAGATCTGAAAGACCTGTACCGTTAGAAATAACCTGTGTTGGAAAAGCGAGGTCTACTTGGAATAGATTAGGTCTCGCAAAATCCGAAACGACGCTTGACTTAAATGCGTCAATTGTTCCTCTTACTGCCATTTTAGTTAGCCTCCTTGCTTAATATTATTTAGATTAACTGGCAATTTCAGAGAACGAGACACCAGTTCTCGTTGCTGTGAATGTTAGTGTGATGTAGTTAATCGTGCGTGTAGGCTTCACATAGATTTCAGCGAAGAATTCGCCTCTATCAACAGCATCTGGTGGGTTGTTTTCTTCGTCACACTTGACGAGGAAGTCAGTTACACCACGACGACCTTGAACATCTCTCAAGTATGGCTCAACCAAGTTACGGAAGAGTGAACGAGATGTCTCATCATTCTGCTCAAAGAGTTGTGCCTTAGCAGACTCTCCAATAACTCTCTCAAGAGTTAAGAACAAACGACGTACGTTAATACGATCAAAGGCAGATTGATAACCCAATGCAGTTTTGTCACCGAAGAGGATTACGCCTTGGCCAGGGAAAGTAACAACAGGGTTAATTCGCTCAGCATAGAGTTTGTCTCTTTGATCTTTGTTAGGAGAGTATGCAAGTTTAATTGCATTTCTCAAAACACCGCGAGAGAAACCTGCAGGAGAGAACCAAGGATCTTGGTTAACACCAGTTTGTAAGCAAAGACCAGCAACATCACCATTGCAAGGGATGTAGCGATAAACGTCAGAATACTTATCGTAGATATACTTGTAACCAGAATCAAGAACAGCGTAAGAAGTTGAACCGAAGTTCTGGAAATAAGTAAGA